CACCTGGACCGCTGGACCCAACAATCGGAGCGCTGGCTGGACCCGGAACTGTGGGAGGCCAACAACCTTGGCACGGTGGCAGCCGACGACCTCGTGGGGCGGTCGGGCTACGCTGGGCTGGACTTGTCGGCAGTCTCCGACCTGACCGCATGGGTCATTGCCTTCCCGCGCAAGGATGATAGCGGCGTGATTGACCTGTGGTGCCGGTTCTGGTGCCCTGAGTCCCGGCTGACCGACCCCGGCAACAAGTATTCCGAACAGTATCAGGCGTGGGCGCGGGCCGGGTTCCTGACCACTACGCCCGGCAACGCGATTGACTATCAGCGGGTCAAGGCTGACATCCTGGAGGATGCATCCAAATTCAGCATCGTTGATGTCAACATCGACCGGCTGTTCAACGGGTTTGGATTCAGCATCGAACTGGCCGACGAGGGTTTGACGACCTTCGGCATGGGGCAGGGGTTCATCAGCATGGCCGCCCCGGTCAAGACGTTTGAGCGGCTGCTGCTTGAGCACAAGCTGAATCACGGCGGGAATCCGGTGCTGCGCTGGATGGCAGGGAATGTCGCCGTCAAACAGGATGCGGCGGGCAACCTCAAGCCCGACAAGGCGGAAAGCCAGGGCAAGATCGACGGGGTGGTTGCAGCGATTATGGCGCTTGACCGGTGGGAGCGCAACACGGGCGGGCCGAGCGTGTACGAGACGCAACGGCTGTTGGTGTTGGGGTGAGCATGGGAGAGAAATTCCAGATTCCTATGGGTTGGATGTGCCCGCGCTGTCGGCGGGTGTGGGCTCCAGACGTGCGCGAGTGTACGTGTGCCCCCGCAGAGCAAGCGGAACCGGACGATGCCGACCGGCCATTAGCGACGCAGGTGGGCTACTATCCCAGGTGGGTGGAGACCCGGACGGGATGATGTCTTTCTTCGATGTGCGCGAACCGGTGACGGGCAAGCTGCTGTTCCGCTATGACCCCGAGCGGAATCTGATCGAAATTCAGCGGCGGGGCGTGGTGACCGTCGTGGACCTGACTCACTGGGAGTATTCACGCAAGACCGAAGAGCGACAAGGAGCGCCAAAAACGTGACGCATATTTGGTCTCACAGCGCCCAGCCTGTAATATGCGGCGTGCGAGCTGAATCCATGTCAATAACCTATCGACATCCTGACATGATCGACGTAACAAAGGGGTTGGACTATGCTCGTGTGTATACGCAGGACCCGCTTGCCCGGGGGCGCACGTTGGCGGCATTCTCCTTTTTACTGACTTGTAGCAGCGACTACGAGCATCTGCGCAACGTGTTTCGCATCGGAGTTGGGAACTGCGAGACACACGAACTTGGACCAGCGGACGTCTGTCAGTATTGCGGAACGGCATGGCTGCCCGGAACGTTCGTCTGCCCCTCTTGTGGCGGAACCACCGATCGTCATGACGTGGCAATCGAATATGCCAGCAAGAATGACGTGCTTATCACATGTATCACCGAAGATCGCCAGTATGACGGCGTCGTGATGCTGAGCGTCGATGTGGAATTCTACGAGCCGCCACGGATTGACAATTGGCACCCGGAACTGACGTTCGCTCATCACCTATGGAATCGCGGGGCCGCCATCTGGATTTGCCGCTATTGCGGTCATGTCGTGCGGGGCGAACAAGTGAGTTGTCCGGGATGCGGCGGGAAGCGTCAGCCGATTGACAAGTTGGCCTCGCAAGCCCGCAAGTGCATTTGGTGCGGGGCCCTGACTACCGGCGGCTATTCCTGCAAGCGCTGCAACATGCGCCTAAAGGCGGCTGTCAACTGACATAACACAAACCAGCGCAGAGCGCCCTGAGCGCCATTGCCCGAGTGCCACAAGAGCACCCGGTGATGGCGCTTTTCGTTTGCGGAGCGGGATGAAGCGATTCGATGTGAGCGACGGTTGGGTGGCGCTGGGCTTAGCGGCGATTGCGGCTGGCCTCGGCGCATACGACTGGCGCATTGCGGCGGTGGTTGTTGGCGTGCTGGTGCTGGCGATTGGGCTGGTGGCGTCTATGCGAGGTAGCTGATGGGCATTGTTAGCACGATGCTGCGGGGCGGGCCTGAGCGGCGATCAATGCTGGTGACTCCGCAGGACCTCGCGGACATGATTTCCGAACGGTCAACCAGCGGACGGGCCGTCAACGAGGAAAAGGCGCTGTCGCAAACGACGGTCCTGTCGTGCGTACAGCTCATTTCTGAGTCGGTCGGGATGATCCCATGTCTGCTGTACGAACGACTGGACAGGGGCAAGGAACGGGCGGCGAAACACACCGTTTATACCATCCTGCATGAGTCTCCGAACCCAGAGACAACCCCGATGGAACTGCACGAGAACATCGCTGGGCATGTGGCGCTATGGGGCAACTCCTACTCGGAGATCGAGTATGACGGGGCAGGACACCGGCGGGCGGTATGGTTGCTGCGACCAGACCGTATGCGGGTGGGGGTCAACGACCGCAACGAGCGCACCTACCTGTATGCGATGGAGGATGGCCGGGAGATCGCCTTCCCGCGCTACAAAATCTGGCACGTCCGGGGCTGGGGCACGGATGCCTGGTTGGGCAAGAGCCGGATCATGCTGGCCCGCGACGCAATCGGTCTGGCGCTGGCGACAGAGGAATACGGCTCACGGCTGTTCCGCAACAACTCCCGGCCCGGCGGCGCGATCAAGATTGCTGGCAAGATCAGCGCCGAAAGCGCCAAGCGCTTCAAGGACGACTGGGAAGCGGCTTACTCCGGCGACAACATTCACCGGGTGGCGGTCCTGCAGGATGGCGCTGAGTGGCAGTCGATAGGAATCCCGCCCGAAGAAGCGCAGTTCCTTGAGACGCGGGCGTTCCAACAGACGCAAATCTGCGGGTTGTTCCGTGTCCCGCCACACATGATCGGCATCGTGGAGAATTCCACCTCCTGGGGCACGGGCATCGGGGAACAGACGCAGGGGTTCGTCACGTTCTGTCTCGGGGCCTATCTCAAGCGCATTTCGCAGAGCGCAGAGCGCGACCTGCTGGCTGCCCCGGAACGCAAGACCTATTTCGTGGAGCATCTTAGTTCCGCGTTGGTGCAAAACGACCTACAGGCGCGCTATCAGGCATACAACACCGGGCGGCAGGGCGGCTGGCTGTCGGTCAACGATATTCGGGAACTGGAAAACATGAATCCGGTTGCCGATGGCGACGGGTATTTGCAGCCGCTCAATTATGCACCGCTTGGCAGTGAACCGGAGCCAAAGCCGGAACCAGATGGCGACGCGGCACAAAGCGACAGCGAGGAGGATGATGATGGGACGCAAGCATAGCACCGAACGGCGGATACTCCCGCTGAGCATCGAACTGCGCGCTGGGGAGGGCGAGCTGGCCGGGAAACTGGTTGGCCATGCGGCAGTTTTTGACCAGTGGACACGGATTGCCGAATTCTGGGGCGACGTGTACGAGGAAAAGATGGCCCCCGGCGCATTCAAGAAAACGATCAAGGAGGGCGATATTCGGGCGTTGTGGAATCACGACGTCAATATCGTCCTGGGACGCCTGCGCGCCGGAACGTTGGAACTGAGCGAGGACGAGACCGGCCTGTCGGCCACCATCACCCCGCCCGATAACGAGTGGGGGCGGCCAGTCATGGAGGCGGTCAAGCGCGGTGACGTGAGCGGGATGAGCATTGCCTTCCAGGTGGTGAAGGACGAATGGACCACGCCGGACAAGAAGGCCGAGCCAGACGCCCTGCGCAAGCGGGTTATCAAAGAGGCTCGCCTATTCGAGGTTTCGCCGGTGACCTTCCCGGCCTATCCACAAACGGACATCAGCGCACGCTCCGAAGATAGCGGGGATTGTTCGCCGCTGGCGAGCGCGTTCCGGGCGACGAGGTTGGCCGAAATGGGTCAGCCGTTGGACGCGGACGAACGGGCTGAAATCCGGGCGGCTGTTGAATACATGCGAGGTGTGTCCGGGGAGCCGGTGGCGCAAGCCGACCACTCCCCTGAGGTGCCAGAACCCAAGCCGGTCGATGTTGACCACTCGGAGGTGGCGCGGGCGCGCAGGTTGGACCTACTGAGAAAGCGAATGGAGGTAGCGAAGTGAAAGACTTGTTGGCACAGCGCGCCGTGGCGTTCGACGCTATGGAGGCGCTCCACACGAAGGCAACTACCGAGAAGCGCGACCTGCTTCCCGGCGAGTTGCAGGAATGGGACCGGCTGAATACCGAGTACGAGTCGCTGACCGGACGCATCGAGCGCGCCCAGAAGATGGACGCCATGCGCGCCGGCAACACGAAGTCAGCCGGCACCCTCGCCGGGGCCGAGGGCGGGGCCGCCGACAAGCGAAAACTGTCCGGCTCCAAGTTCGGTCGTCACGACCTCAACGCGTCGGACGTGGAATTCCTCTACGACCTGATGGAGGCGAGCCAGCGCTCCGGGCTGAACAAGGCCGGGCCGTCTGAGGAATTGCGCAACGCCTTTGCGGACATCTCCGAAGCCGTCTACATGCCGGAAGAGGAAATCCGGCGCATCGACAAGCAGGCGCTCGACAACCTGTTCCCGCGCATCCCGCTCGCGCAGTTTCGGGGGAAAGACCGCTACTGGGCGCAGCGCGGCGACTTCGACAAGACGAAGTTGTACCAGAACGAGTTGCGCGCGATGGACACCGCCGAGGCCGGCTACGGTGCGCAGCTTGTCGGAGCCCAGTACGTCGGGGACCTGTGGACCGCTGCCCGCAACGACAGCCGCGTCTTCAACCTGCTCGACACGTTCGAGATGACTGCTCCGACCGCGTACCTGCCGGTTGAGGTGGACATTCCCGCGATGCTGTACGTGTCCGAGTCAACCGCATCCGATTCATCGAACTACACCACCTCGAAGACCGGATCGCGGAACGTGACCGTCACGGCGAAGAAGTTCGTGATTCATCAGATGTGGTCTGGTGAGATGGAAGAGGATTCCATCATCCCGTTCGTGCCATTCCTGCGGCGTCAAGCGCAACTGTCGCTGGCCCACTACTCGGACTCTGCCGTCATCAACGGAGACACCACCACGACCGGCATCAACGCCGTGGATTCCGTGCTTACGGCTACCGACCACACGCTGGCCTTTGACGGCATTCGCCATGCCGGTCTGGTTGACAACACGGCCAACAAGGCGAGCGCCGCCAACGCCGCCGTCGATCTGACCATGTTTAAGGGGGCCTATGGCCGCATGTTGGACGCCACCTACCTGCACGACTGGGGGCACCCAACCGATCCTGGCGACCTGATTCACCTGGTCGATCCGTATGTCGCAGACAACATGCTCCTGACCGACGAATTCCTGACCATCGACAAATTCGGGCAGAACGCCACGATTCTGAATGGCCAGGTTGCGCGCGTGTTCGGGCATCCGGTCATCAGCTCCATCGCGATCAAGAAGACCGACACAACCGGGTCGTATGACGCCGACACGTCTGGGAATAACCTGTACGGCCAGATCGTGAGCTTCAACCGGCGCGGTCTGAAGGTGGGCTGGCGACGGCGTGTCAAGGTCGAAACCGAGCGCATCCCGGCCACCGACCAGAATCGCATCGTCTACTCGCTGCGCATGGGCCTGGGGCGCTTCAGCCCCACCGGGGCCACAAGCGGTTGCGAGTGGGCTGACGTTGTTTACTACATCGCACTGTAGACAGCACTGATGGGCGGGTGATTCCGCCTCATCGCTGGAGGGTGAAATGCAAATCAGCAAGACTCTCGGGAAGTACCAACTCGTTCCGCTCATCTTCGGTCAGGACGCCGTGGCGGCCAGCCAAACGAACGTGCAACTGTACGCCATACAAGCAGGAGGGCCAGTTGAGCTTGCGGTGACCGGATACAGTATGCCGTGGGCCGGTGAGATTGTGGCAGTCAGCTACGATCTGAGCGCCGCGGCTACGGCGGGGACGCTTACCGTCGGAGCAACCATCGGCGGAACCGAAGCCGCAGACCCCACGCTGAGCATCACGACCGGGACCGGCGGGTCTGACAGCTGCAACCGCGGCAAGGTTCCGTTCGCTAAGGGCGCGGTCATCGGCGCGGAGATCACGACAGACGGAACGTGGGACGGCACATCAAGCGACCTGTTGGCGGTCGTGTGGGTAGTTCTGGCAATTTCTGGCATCTAAACAGAGCGGCGGGTCGGGGAGAATCTGGCCCGCCTGAGCACAAGGAGAAAAGCGAACGTGTCTACTCAAATCAGTGGCGAAGTTCTTCAAGACACCTTGCGGGCACTAGGGGACGGCAATACGCCCGCGTTTCCCATGTTGCGCATGGGCGTTCCACCCGTGGCCAGCAAGTGGGATCTATTCGCCCTCCAAGGGCGCATGTTCAATCTGTCAGAGGGCACGCTGGGCACGGCGCTGACATTCTCGGCGAATAACGCTGCGGGTATCGTGACCACCGCTCCGTCGATCCGGTTTACCGTGCCGTCTGGTCTCACCGTCTTTCCGCGGAAGCTGTGTTTGGCGCTCATACCGGGCGACACCACCGTAGATAACGAAATTGCAGTGATGTACGCCAATACCGACTCGTACACCTCTGGCGGAACCGCCGTCGTTCCGGCGAACTGGCGTTCTGACAACCCGCGCGCTACTGCGGTCACCAACGTCGTGCATTGTTCCGGCTCCGCCATCATTGAGGCCGCGTATGGTACGAAGCGCGTGCTTCATCAGGCGATCTACAACGAGGCAGCGGCATTCGCCACCAGCTACAACCTCAACATCAACTACACCGTGGAGTGGAACGATCTGATTCCGGTGGTGGGCCCAGCGTCGTTCCTTGTGTTTGTGTCGGCCAAGACGGCGGAAGTCACCGGGTATTTCTCGCTTGACTGGGCAGAGATTCCGACCGTGAGCGCCATCACGGCAGTATAAACCGGGAGTAGCTAAGTGGGGGGGCGCAAGTCCCCCCACGACTGGGGGGATCGATGGGCAGATACATCGTCATGCGGCCATATCAGAGCCATGTAGGCAGCTACGCCGTGGGGCGAATCCTAGAATTGGAGGATGATCTGGCGGCATGGCTGTTGCGCGACATGGCCGGCGTCATCGAGCCAATACCGGAGCAGCAATCGCCGCAACCTGAGCAGAAAGCGCCAGTCGCTACGCCAAAGGCGCGACGGCCACGCAAGGCACAAGCATAAGGGGTGACACATGGCACGATTTTTCTCATCTGCACCGGGCGTCGTCTGGACGGCCATCATCACGGGCTTGATGCTGCTCGCTGACTGGCTGACTCAGTTTTACGGGGAACTCGCGTGGGTGCCGCCCCTGGCCGGGCTGGTCGCGCTGGTCATCGTGCCGGTGCTGAAGGTCCTGTTTGCCGATGCGGACGCCGACACCCGCTACATCCGGCGCGTGCGGGAATCCCGGCTGGAACAATGGCTGCTGTAGGGGACAACCTGCGCCGGTTCATTCGATAGGGAGAGAGATGCTGCGAATAGGGCGGCACAACGTGATACCCGCGGGCATCATGGACGTGCGGGTGAGGGCGCCGGCGAGCGCGGCACCTGCAGGGAATGGGTTGCTGAATGCGCTGATCGCCTTCTGGCCCGGCAATGAGGCAAACGGGAATCTGATCGACGCGCACACGAACGGCCTTAACCTGACAGATACGAACACGGTGACGAACGCGGCTGGGCTGGTATATGCCGGGGCGCGTCAGTACACAGCGGCGAACGATGAGTACCATCAGATTGCAGATAATACGCATCTGTCCACCGGTGATGTTGATTTCACTTGCGCCGCGTGGGTCTATCTAGATTCCGTTGGCGTCGACAGAACAATTCTGTCGAAATTCTATTACGCCGTGAACAAACGGGAGTATGCGCTAACGTATGCCCACAGCGGAACCGCGTTTTCGTTTATCGTCTCAAGTTTGGGCACGTCGGTGACGTCAACAAGCGTCACCTCTGGCACGCCAAACACAGCGACGTGGTATTTGGTGGTAGCGTGGCATGACAGTGTAGCGAACACTATTAGCATTCAAGTCAATAACGGATCGGTGGCTAGTAAGAGCCACGAGGGCGGCGTGCTGGATAGCGACTCCCTTTTCGTCATTGGCAAGACGTTCACCTCGTGGGGGCCGTTCAATGGGCGCATCGGTCCGACGATGTTTTGGAAGTCGGCGGCGGGAGGCGGCGGAGTTCTCAGTGCGGATCAGCGGACGTCACTTTACAACAGCGGCAGCGGATTAGCTTATGCCAGCTTCACTACCTAGGAGACAACGATGGCTACACCAGCAGATTTCACCACGCGAGCACGCGATGAGATGTACACGATCTACAGCGCGTATCAAGCGTTGAAAAAGCGCATTGACGACTTGACGGACGAGGTCGCCGCGAACGGCGGGGCGGTGGGGCTGTATGGCGCGGCGGGCGTCAACTTCCCGGCGCAGAGCGATGCGTTCGTGTATGCCGACATGGTGGCATCATTTACGGCGATCACATCGCTGGTGGCTGCGCCAACTTCCGCACAGAAGAACGCCATCATCAAGTGCCGCCGATAGGCTAGGGGGTCAGCATGGCATCAGCATTGCCACCGGTCAAGTCATGGTACATGCGCCCATGCGCGTCTAGAAACGATGCGCCAAACGTGTGTGTCACTGATTTGAAATCGGTTGGCAAGGCCGGCGTAACTTACACCGGACGCGGCAAGCTGGCGAATTGTCTGCACTTGTTCGACTGTCAGTTTTGCCATGCCATGCGCCTCGCCAAGTTGCGGCGCATTGATCCGTCGCCCTTTGCTATCCATATCCCGCACGTTATCAATGTCTTTGCCGAGAAACAGATGGGCTGGATTGACACAGGTGCGATTGTCGCAATGGTGGCAGACATGATAGCCATCTGGAATCGGGCCATAGTGAAGTTCGTAGGAGACGCGGTGCGCTCTCAACAGCTTGTAGTTGAGCCTATATTCTCCATATCCACTATCGTTGATGTATCCGGTCCAGTTCCAACAAACATGGGGATCAGATGGCGTGACGTACTTCCAAAAGCCTTTGGCGAGTGTACCGTTAGCTCTGCCATGCCCCGGCAGAAAGCGTGTCGGTTGTCCTTTGATCCACCCGCGGGCGGTGCTGGTAATGGATGCAAGCGGAGTATGTTGTCCGCAACCGCACTCGCATACGCCGCTGACATTCACCGGTATCTGCATTTGACCGCGCGTTTTGTGACCCATGCAAAAGCGGTGCGGCTCTCCTTTGACATATCCCTTGCTCGCCTGAGAGTAAGTACACAACGGAGTCTTGTTGCCGCATCCGCATTGACAGTAGCCGTAGGGAATATCTGTCATATTCTCACCTCCGCGAGTAACTATATCACAATGACGCAAGAGTGTCAAAGGACGGCGATACATGGCTAGTTCGATACCGCCCGTAAAGAATGCGGCTTTTACTTACTATATCTCCCTGGTGAGTCAGGCTGACCCTGATGTTTTCAAGACATCTGTGACCTTGGCCGCGGGAGACGTTACCACGTCAGCCGGGGGCGGCGCGTTCGGTAATATCGCCTCGTTGCCTACCGAGATTGGCACATCGGGCGTACTAGCCGTAACTCACTCAGCGGGCGAAATGAATTCCGACGTTATCATTGACCGTTTTCACGACGCATCCGGGGCTGAGTGGCAGGATGCTCTGGTGACCATCTACACGGCTGCGCAAACGCTGGATACCATTGACGGCAACGTGGATGCCATCCTTGCCGACACGGGCACGGACGGGGTGGTGCTGGCGAATGACGCGATCACCTCGGCCAAGTTTGACGAATCGACCGCATTCCCGCTCAAGGCCGCCGATTCCGGGTCAACCTACGTCGCGCGCACGGGGGCGGATAGTGACACACTGGAGACGCTGTCTGACCAACTGGACACGCTCATTACCTACAGCTCAGGCGCTGGGGCGATTACGTTCACCTACACGCTGACCGATTCGTCGGATTCCACGCCCATTCCTGATGCGACGGTCGAAGTGTTCTCAGACAGCACGCTCTCGACACTGGTGGCGACGGGCACGACCAACGCATCCGGCGAGGTGGTCTTCTACTTGGACGCGGATACCTACTACATCCAAGCGCGCAAAGCTGGGTATTCGTTCGCCACTGACACGGAGGTCGTCGCGTAATGACAGTTTCACGACGCCAGTACATTGACACGGACGAGGACTACTGGGCCAACGCGACAACCGGCATCCACAACGCGCTGGACTACGGGGCCGCCGGCAACGGGGTCACGGACGACATCACCGCGCTGCAGGAGGCCGCCGACGCGGCCGCCGATGCCGACGAGACGCTCTACATCCCGGACGGGGACTACATCATTTCCGATACGCTAACCATCAAGGGGCATTGCAGCGTCGGCCCGGCGGCGGAACTCCAATACACCGGATCGGGGACGGCGGTTGTGGTGGGCACAACCACCAACATCACCGGCAAGAAGATTTGTCTGCCGCGCGTGGTCAAGGCGACGCTGGAGCACGGCATCGACATCGGGGTCCAGATCGGGCAGGTGGGCACGTCAACTATCTGCGTGCCACACATCGAGGATTTCGGGATCGGGCTGAAACTCACGGGGGCCAATTCGGGCGGGGCGGTTTACAACACGTTTCACCTCGGCTGGCTCAACAACAACAAGATCAATCTGGACCTCAGCCCGGCTACCGGTTGCTATACCAACCAAAACCTCTTCGTGGGCGGGCGCTGCCAGATGGACGCGGACAACGGAGACGAGGTCGCCGGATTCATTCAGGTGCGGATCAATGACGCTGACGTGTACGCACCCAACAACAACACATTTACGGGCCTGAGCTTGGAGGGCGACACCCCGCAGTATCACATTCTGTGCTACGGGCGGAATAACCTTTGGCTGAACTGTCGTTTCGAGACCACCACCGGCGATAGTATCTATCCCAAGGTGCATTGGGGCAAGGGCACCGTTCAGGCGGGTTACAACCAGATTTACTACGGCACCACGACGCAATATATGGTACAAACCGCTGACGCCGGCAACACATACAACAACAACTCCGTCGTCACCAATTCGTGGCACCAGTACGACGGAGCCGGCAATCCGCTCATTCGTCTCATGGCGCAAAGCAGCGACGCATATAAGGTGCTTGGCGTGTACCCGCGCACGTCCGGCGGATTCGCAGGGCTGGCAAGTTTGGACCTCTGGACCATGATGGTATCTCCCAACACAACTGAGGTCAAGGCCACGGCTGACACCACGGCGCGAATGCAGATCACCAATGCGACCGGGGCAATGAAATGGGGCGACGGGACCACGCAGGACACGGCGACATTCGGGCGCTACGGGGCGAACATCGTTGGTGTGGCGAACGGTGCGCTGCGCTGCCCTGGCACGTGGGCGCAGCCGCTGCTGCTGGGCAGCTATCGGCTGTGGGTGTGCGTCACTGCTCCCAACGCTGGTAAATTGCTGATAAAAAGCGGCGCTCCCAGCAGCGATACTGATGGCTCGGTAGTCGGAGCTCAAACGGCAGGATGAGGTAACACATGCCAACAGACACGGGCAGCGGAACCGGAACAGTTGTCACAAGCGAAGCGCACCGCTACGCCACGGTGGCAGAACTCAAGGCCTGGCTTGGCATCACGGACGCAACCGATGACGCGCTGCTGGGCTACTGCCTGGACGAGGCCTGCTCCGACATTGACGGGCACCTGGGGCGGTTCTTCTACCAGACCGACGCCGGCACCGTCAAATACTACACGGCGACCCGCTCCGACGTGCTGTACATTGACGATTGCGTGAGCCTCACCGCTGTCGAAACTGATGACGACGGCGACCGGACCTATGAGAACAGCTGGGAGACTACCGATTACGACCTGGAGCCGTACAACGCATCCGACAGCGATCAGCCCTACACGACGCTGGCGGTGACGCCGGACGGGGACTATACCTTCCCCGCGGGCGTGCGCAAGGGGGTCAAGCTGACAGGCACATGGGGCTGGCCGAAAGTGCCGGACGCCATTGCTCGCGCCGCGGTGCTCCGGGCCGCGTGGATCTTCAAGCGGAAGGACAGCCCGCTCGGCATGGCCGGCAACTCCGACCTGGGCGTCGTGCGGGTGGGGCGCTACGACTCAGATTTCGAGAAGCTGACCGAGCTGTTCCGGCGAATCGTGGTGGCTTGATGGCGACTTCCTATCAGGGCTACATCGGCCTGCAGATCGACATTACCGGCTATGAGCGTTCGCTGGCGGCAGTCGATCCGAAGAACGTCTACATCATCCTCAACACCTGGTATCAGCGGGCGACGAACTACGTGCGCGACCAGCTGCGGATGCGGGCGCCGACCAGGCTCAAGCGCAAAGTCTACATCAAGATGGACACGGTTCGCCCGCCGCGCTGGGCACGCATCGGCGTCAAGAGTCCGCTAACATGGCTGATCGAGGGCGGCACCGGCTCGGCTGGCGACCCGTCATTCAACCATGTGAATCGCCACTGGCCGGCAATCGACGGCAGCGGCGGCCTGATGGAAGAGATGGGACTGCCGCGGCCGGAGGCATTTCTGGTGGCGCGCTCCATTGGCCTGCGGGGCGGCAACCCGGCGAAACCGTTCATTCAGCCGACATTCCAGGCCGTCAACGGCACCGTAACGCAGATGATGGAGACCATCGCCCAGGAGGTGCTCAACAAGCACAACTAACGACAAACTACCGACATTAGAGCGTCGCGAACGCCTGACACGGAGCGCCCTGAGCGCCACCGACCGGGCGTTTTTGTTTGGAGTCAAGCCACATGACCATGCCGACGTTGGAGACGATCTGCCAGGAGATTCAGGATGTAGTAGGGGCCGTGAGCGGCGTGCGCGTCGCGCCCGATGTGCCGCTAGAGGTCAACACCATAAAAGATGTGACCGCCTTTGTCTATCCCGGCACCGGGCGGATGATCGAATCCACCGACGGGATCGAAGAGGGCCGGCACACCATCCATCTGCAGATCATCACGCCGCGTCGGCACCTGCGCACCGACTTCGCCCGCGTCATTGGACTGGGCGACACGGTGCCGCGGGCGCTGCTGCTGAGTCGCACCCTGTCGAGCGCAGTGCTGCAGATCGAGGAAATTCGCTACACGTTCGGTCTGGTCGAGTTCGGGGGGGAAGGTCAATTGGGCTGGATGTTTGAGGTTGACGTGCTCGCATCGGGCACACTGAGCTAGGGGGGTAGCATGGCACACACGAAGTACACCGGCAAGTCGGCTGGCACAACGGTCACCGTTGCCGCCGGAAACATCCCGACCGGCTGGCGCAAGATCACCATCGAAGAGCGCGGCAAGCCCATTGCCGACATGATTGACACTACCGTAGCGGGCGACTCCGCTTACGCCTTCACCGCTGATCCGCTTGGCGGCAAGAGCGCCACATCCGCAACGGTGAGCATCGAGGGATTCCTGAGCGTGACGGACCATCAGGATACCGGCATTCTGGCGACCGCCCTGGGCACCACGGGCACCGTGATCGTAACGACTGCCACTGGCGGTGATCTGTACACCCTGACCAGCCCGTACTATCAGGCGTTTACGACAAGCGCTGAATTCGCCGGCGTCGTGCCGTACACCGCAACATTCGAACTCAAAAACAGCACTGGGGCCTGGACCACAGAAGGCGCGTAAGGAGTAACACATGGCACAGACAGAATTCACCGGCAAGGCCATGACGTTCACATGGAACTCGGTGGCCTGCACCGGCGTGCAGCGGGTGGAAATCAACGAACAGAACGGACCGGCTCCGGAGGCGCTTGACGTGACCGCCTACGGTGACACGGTGTACACGTTCCTGACCGATCCGCTCGGGCCGAAAGGCTCCGACAAGGTTACCGTTACCGTGAGCGGACAGGACACCAACGCCAGCACTGCCGACAACACCATGAAGGACTTTGCCTTCAATAGCGCGCAGGCGGCGACGTTTGACATGGCGTCTGCGACCGGCACTGCTAACACCTGGACACACTCTGCTCTCGAACTGGTCAGCCGGACGACGGAAATCCCATTTGACGCGTACGCCACTTACACGCTGGTCTTCGAGGCCAACAGCCTCGGAACGTGGGATTCACCCGCATGATGAAGTATGACAACGGTTCCGACTGGGTAGAGATCGGCGCGGGCATTGCCAAGCGCCCGATGCGCGAGCTGCTCATGCTGGACGCGGACATAGAGAGCGCGCACGCGCTGGCTGTCAAGCACACCACCGACGCCCATTTCACCGATGATGACGGGAATGTTGTGGACTGGAAGAGCGACATTCTCGGCCTCACGGTGCAGCAATGGAATTGGTGGAAGGGCCGGTTGTGGGCGGCTGCCAGGGATGAGAAGCTCGACCCGGAAGCATGAGGGCGCTGTACTCCGCGCTGAAAGGCTGGTCGGATACAGCGCCCGTCGCGGCGACGGCATGGTTCGAGCGCCACAAGTGGATTGAAGAACATCCCGGCTGGACCTACCGCGACTATGACGAGGCCGAGGCGGGCGACATCCTGCTTGAGCGCGACTATCGGAACATGATGGCAAGCCTGCTCAAAGACGGGCCGAAGGGCTAGGGCATGGCAAAAACAGCAATTGACCTACAAGGTAAAGACAACGCCAGTCGCGCCTTCCAGACGGTTAGCGACCGGCTGAAATACCTGCGCAGCGAGATTGACCAGCTAAACGCCAAGGGCCGCATCAACCTGACCGTCTCAGAGTCCGGCAAGCTGCGAGCCCTGGAGCGTGAAGCAAACGGGCTGGAGCGGTCGCTGGGCGGCGCGACAAAGGCNACCGGCGTATTCTCNAGCGCGCTTGGCATGCTCGGCGCNGTCGGTATCACCGCATCGATTTCGGGCATTGCCAAGCTGGGCGTGGAGCTAGGCCAGCTGGGCGAAAGCGCGCAGCGTTCCGGGCTATACTTCCAAGCATTCAGCGGATCGTCTGAAGTTGCCGCNGAAAACCTCAAAGCCATGCAGGCGGCCACCGGCGGCGCGCTCACGTCGGTGCAAGCCATGCAGGCAGCGTCAAAGCTGCTCAGTATGGGCCTGGCGGGCAACGCGGCCGAACTGGAGAAGGTCGCCCACATGGCCGTCATGCTGGGCGGCGACACGCGTTCCGCCTCCGAAGCGATCAACGAATTCTCCCTGTTGCTGGCGAACCAGTCCATCCTCCGGCTTGACACGTTTGGCATATCCGGCGCGAGGGTCCGCGAACGCATCGAAGAACTGATGGAGGCGAACAAAGGCCTCTCCCGCGAGACGGCATTTATGACCGCCGTCATGGAAGAGGGGTCGGCGAAGGTCAAGCTGCTGGAAGACGCTGGCGTACAGGCTGCGGCCAGCACAGACATGCTAAAGGCCAGTGTCGCAGAACTGAAGATAGAACTCGGCAAGCTAGTTGCTCAGCCCTACGAAGTTGTCATAAACTGGGCGATTCCGCGCATCAACGAGATCACTCGCGAGCTGAGTCCCGCGGGACGCGCTGAGGACGAATACGGCAGGACGTTCCAGGCCTACAAGCGGGCCGTTGACGACGTGGCCAGAGCAGAAGCGAATCTCGGCGGCTGGTACGCCAAGATCAACCCGATTGCCCGCACTAACTACCAGCTGAAGCTAGACGGNGCGATTGCGGCGCGAGACCTTGCGGAGGCNAATTACCGGGCGGCAACCGCGGCGCTGAACCAGGNCACCGGCGAGTCNTCATTNGCNGATTCGTTGCGCGACGTGGCCGCAGCGGGGGCCGATGCTAACANGGTCATTCTAGAGGGTAGCACCCTCACGCAGGACCAGGCACGACGCGCCCAAGCCGGGGCCTACAGCAACGCGCTCGGCCTTGGAACGCCGGAAGCAAACGACGCGCTAAGAGACTTCTGGGCTACCTACAACAAGGAATCTGACAAGGCCGTCTCCAGTTACCAGAAATCGATGGAATCCGCATTCAACAGCCTGGCCAGCAGTGTGCAATCCAAGCTGGGCGGGGCGATGCGGTCTTCCATCGGCCTGAGCGACATGCGCACTGGCGGCTCCAATGAACCGGGCAAAAACGGGGCGTTCGAGGACATCTACCGGCTGCAGGCCTGGCTGAACGACGGCTCGTGGCAGGAGACCGCCGACAAGCTGGGCGTCACCTCGAAGGAAATGGGCCGGAAGATCGTCACTGACTTTCAGAATGGCATCTTCAGCCCGGACGTAATCGGCGCCGTCAACACCGACATGCTGATATCACAGATCAAGCTGGAGCAGGCCAGCGAGGAAAGCACGAANGCCTTCGCNCAGCGCCTCGCGTCNGCTGCCGGCGTGTCGACCGAGAAGGGNGCCAGCGCCATCTCATCAGCGTTTGCGGAAGGNGCGCAGACCTCNGTCAACGCNGANGATTTCAAATCGAGCATGGCCGATGTGGGCGTAACGGCGTGGAGCTGGACCGAGGGCGGGTTCGTGAAAGCGGCGCGGCAGAGCACGGCGCTGAAAGACGCCTTCAAGGCAATGGCAGAAGAAGCGATGGCCGCGGCAGGCGCGAGCGGCCCGGTCAGCGGAGCAGCGAATGCGGCAGGTAATCCATGAGCTTCAGACCATATCAGTTCGCGGGAGTAACGCTGCCCGGCTACGCGTACAAAGTCACCGGCGGGCCGAAGGCGCGCGATAACACCCTCCGCACCGTGGGCGGTGCTGTTGACGGCGACAGCACTTACGGCCAGTGGGATTATCCCTACACCATGACCTATTCGTGCCTGGTGTACGAGTCTGGCGGCATTGCATCGCTCGGCGCGGCGCTTGACGAGCTGCGCGCCATGATCGGCGTCGAGGGCAAGCTGTACGCTGACCCATGGGACACCACCGCCGCAGATCGCTGGGCGCTGGCCCGTTGCGTGGGCGTCAACATCCCGGCTACCGTGTACAACCGGCAAACACAGAAGATCGACATCGAGTTCCGTGTCAAGACGAGTTGGCGCGGTTTCGCCTACGGCGGCACCGTGTCCGGCAGCTCCTACCTGTTCGGCAATGGGCTTTACTACAGCGCAACCAGCGCAACGACGCTCGACACATCTCCCAAGACCGTCACCGTCAACAACGGCGGGAACACCTGGGTTGACGACTGCGGCATCACGATCACGGCTGGCTCGGCAGCCATCACGGCGGTGACCATCGGCATCTCCGGGTCCTCAGAGTTCACCTTTTCGGGCACGGTGACCACGGGCAACACCCTCATCATCGACTGCGGCAAGCGGTTTGTGCGGGCGAATGGGATTGACGCCTACGACAGTTTCGCGCTTACGTCAAACCACGTCGTCGCGCCCTGGCTCAGGCTGGCGTCCGGCGCTAACTCCGTTGTCGTCACCCTCACCGGCGGCGACGTCGATTCCACGATTCAATTCACCTACTCGGACGGGTGGGCCTGATGGCGTCATACTGGATTGACATCGAGGACCTGGACGGCGTCAAGCTGGGGCCGGGGCCGATCACGTCGGCGCTCAGTTGGAATGCCAATGCGCGTCTTGACCGGGCGGGCACGTTTTCATTCACCATGCCCGCCGCGGATGACCGCGCCGATCTGGTGCGACCCAAGCGCGTCGCCCGCTGCTGGACCGTAGACGGCGGCATACTGCAATCGGTGGGTGCTGGCATCATCGACAGCATCACGATTGTCGCCGGTGCTGACGGCGCGCCGCTGATGACGGTTGCCGGGGATGACCTGTTGCGGCAGTTGACCTACCGTTCCGTGGGCGATCTGGAATTGAGCGACTCGTCATACGTGCACCCGGCAGACGTGTTTTGTCGCACACTGAGCGCGGGGCAGGATTTTGACGATGAATATGACACGGCCAATGCCGGCGCTGGCTTTGATCGCTGGTCGCTGGCGACAGACCTTCTCGTGGGCGACGCGACTACTGAAGAAGCGATTCTTACGCTTGACGTGGCGACGGTTGCTGGTGCGGGGAAGATTGTCTACATCAAGCACTCTGTCGTGTTTGACGAGATTGTTTTTGTCCTGGGCGGCACAGTCAACGGCATCACGACCGCCGTCATTCAGTATGAGTATTACAACGCCGAAGATGCGGAGTGGCAGACGCTCGCCGTGACAGATGGCACGATCACGGGCACAACGCCATTTGCCAAGTCTGGCACAGTCAGCTTCACCGGGCCGCAGGGCTGGACGCCAAGCGCGACTGAGCCGTGCTACAAGGTGAGATTCTATGCCACCGTCGCAGATACAGGCGCAATCGACTTTGCTGACATTTCCGTCCATTTGGACGAACCAACGGCCACGCCGTTATCGGTGGTCATGCCCTACGCGCCGGACGGCTGGGCGCTGGATACCGTCAACGGATACTCGGACATTGAGGCGGCAACGGAGTTTGGCGACAATCTGCTCAGCAATGCCGGCTTCGAGACACTCAGCGGCAGCGGCACGCCGGACAATTTCGCAAGCTGGACGGAGTACACCGCCGGATCGCAGGACATTCAGCAAGCGGGCAGCGCACAGTCTGGCGACTACTGTCTTGAGTTTACCAGTGATACGGACGATTCCAACCCCTACATCACGCAGGCGGTGGCCTGCGACGAGAGCAGGACGTATCGGCTGACCTACTGGACTAAAGGCGACGGCACACATGAGGCTGCGCATGTAGTCTATGTCAGTCAAGACAGTGGCGTAACATACTACAAGATCACGGCGGCCGAGGATAGTGGCGTAACGGGAACAACATGGACGCAGATCACGCGCGACTTCACGACTCCGGCAGGCACGACCCACGTCATGGTCGGATTCCTAGGTCCCTATGACGCCGCCGGCACCGCCTACATCGACAACGTTTCCCTTCGCAAGCGGTTTGGCGGCGAGGTCATGGAGGAGTTTGCCGGGGAGTCGGTGCTGTCGGCGTTGGTCACTGTGGCAGAGCAGACCGGCGAGCACTTCACCCTGTCGCCCAATGGGCGGGAAGTGCTCTGGTTCCGCAAGGACACGCCAGACAGCGGAGTGCGTGCCATCGGTGGCATCGAGGGCATCGCAGCGCGCGACAACAACAAAGTCTGCCTCATCACGAATCTGACGGAGATTCACAACGCCTACGAGCTTGCCAGCCGCGTCTATCCCTACGGCGGCAGCGTTGGGTCTGACCGCGTCACCCTGGCCGATTGCACACGGGCGGCGCCCACCGGCTACACCATCAGCACCACTGACAACTATCTGAAGCGCGACGACGCCGAAACCGAACTGGGACGCATCGACCGCATTCAGAACTGGGCCGACGTCAACGCCTACAGCTCGGCCATCTCGCACCGTCAGTTCGCGTCAAACCAGCTATTCGACCGGGCGTATGAGTGGCTCAGCACGCATTCCGCCACCAACACGGCGCGCAATTCCACTGATCCAGTCATCTCCTACGACACGTTTACGCGGGACAACGCCGCCGCCATGGGCAGCACGGAGACCACCGGCCCGGACGGCTACCCGCTTGACGCCTATGCGTGGACAGAAGACACGTACTCCATTTCCGGTAACGTGGCGCTGAACAGGCCGGCGCTGGGCAGCGACGAGCTTGGCGGGGAGGGAGCGTTTGCCGCTGCGGGGTCCTGGGCAGCGGGAACTGGCTGGACGATCGGCGCCGGTGTTGCCACGCATGACGGTGCGGCTGGCGACATCACGCAGGACGTGTTGACGGCGGGCAAGTGGTACCGCTGCGACTGGACAATCTCCGCCTACACCGACGGGTCTGCGGTTCCGGTGTTCGGATCGGGCACCTATGGCCGGGCGCGCAGCGCGACCGGGACCTTCATTGACACCTATCTGGCCGCCGACGTGCAGGCCGGCATTCGGGGCGGGACCGACGCCACATTCTCTGTTGATGATGTGACCTTCAAAGAAATCACCCTTGCTGACTGTTTCGCCGTGCAGGAAACTAACACGACGGACGTGTCGATTGACGTGACCATGCCTGCCAGGACGCAGGGCACGCAGACGGGAGTGGTATTGCGGCTGGACGATGCTACCACGCCGGCGAATTTCATCATCGTTTACCAGACCTTCACGGGCGGAACAACGCAAGCCGTGGA